GAACCTTGCGCAATAATGTTCGAACCGAAACCATGCCTGTCACCTCCGATCTGGCTGCCAACTTGATTGAGTCAGCCAAATCACCACAGTGCAACAGTTTTTCAGCGTGGGTTAAATCGCCTTGTTTCGGCGTCACGCGCGTTGATTGTGACGGAGATATTCGGCGCGGCGCTCTGTCCTTGGCCATAGCCAGCCGCTTCCCGGCGCGACAGCACGCGCTCACCCCGTTGCAGGATCGCGGGAACCTCGTCGGGCTTCAGTCCTGCCCAGCCACCGGAGTGCATCCGTGGAGCGCCAGCAAAGGCCAGCGCCGGGACCATGCGGCCCGGGCCCGGCGATCCGACCACGCCACCGCCATGCAGGACATCCGCAGACAAACCGCCCGCACCGCCCAGTGCGCCTGACAAGGCATCCGCGATGGGACCGAGCATGAAGCGCCGTGCGCCCAGCCTCGCCAGGTCGGCAATCATCGATGTGACCAGATCGCGAAAGTCGAGCCTGCCGGTTTTGACGAACGCGCCCATGGCGGTCTCGGCGCTCTGGAATGCGCCGACCAGTGTCTGGCCGATATCGCCACCGATATCGCGGGCCCTGGCGGCATAGTCGGCAAGTGCTGCGGTGACTGCGCCCCAGCCTGTTGCGGCTTGCTCCGCGCCCTCGGCTGCTGCCGCCCCGGCAGCGCGTGCGGCGGCTCCTGCACCACCGGCAGCGGCGGCAGTCTTGTCCAATTCCAGCCCGAGCGCATCCGCCGAGGCCGCAGCATCGGCCAGTGCGGCCTCGGACTCCGCACCGGCTCCGGTCACCGCGTCGCGCAGGGCTTGCCAGCTGGCCAGTGGGCGACTAGCGGCATCTGCGAGCATTCCTGCGGCTTCGCGGTAACTATCGGCACGGGCGCGGGCGTCGTCGCCCATCGCGCCAAGCCCCAGATCGGGTGGTTCCAGATAAGTGCGCGACAGCGCGGCGGAGAAGGCATCGCCTGCGGCGGCACCCGCTGCGGTTGCCGCACCTTCAAACGGATTGCCGATCCGCGCCAGGTCTACCGGATCCAGCGTGCCGATCCGCACCCCGCCTTCGCCCGTTGCCCATTCCGGCAGCAGGGCCAGAGCGGCGTTCAACCCGTTGATGAAAGTGTTGATCCGGGTAACGACGCCGTTCAGCATCGACTCGACGCCGGAGATCAGGCCGTTCGCGGCCTGAAACGCAAAGTCGCCAATGGCGCCAGGCAGACTGCCCCAGATCGCCACGGCTGCATCATAGGCCCCCTGGAAAATCGCCGCAGTCCGGTCGCCAAAGCTGACAACACCGGTGATGGCACCATCAAGGGCGATCAGAGCCGTGGCCTTCAGCCCCTCCCAGCCTGCTGCCATCCTTGCCAGCGCTGCGTCCAGCGAGAGGCCGATGCGCCCCCAGACCTCGGACGCGAGGTCAGACAGCAGTCGAAACGCCTCGCCGACGCCGCCGACCCGCTCAACCAGGCGGGTGAACTGATAGACCAACTCGCCCGCGCCGACGATCAGCGCCCCGATCCCGGTGCGGATAAGAGCGCCGCGCAGGAAAACGAGGGCCGTGGCGAGACCGCGCACCGACAATGCCGCCGCTGCCATCCCGGCCACCCAGCGCCCGGCCATGATGCCCGCGAACGTCGCGGCATAGGTGGTCAGCCGTCCAAGGTTGTCGAACAGCGCCTTGATCCCGATGCCCAGTGGCCCGGTGCGGCTGGCAATCGCCGCCATGGCATTCGCGACCGCCTCCAAGGATGGCGCAGCGGCGACCGCCAGCTGGTTCGACAGCCCGCGCCAGATCAGGCCAAGCCGCGAGAGTGCGTCATTGGTCCGCTCAATCTGGTCTGCGTCCTGCTCCGAGACAACGACGCCGAAGGCAAGCACATCCTCGGTCGCCTGGCGCAGTGTCGCCGTGTCGATCCGGGTGAATACCAGCGCCGCGCGGTCGCCGAAGAGCTGCGAGGCCACCGCCGCGCGTTCGGCTTCGGGGACAAACTGCCCCAGCGCCTCCTGAATGGCCGCGATGCGCGCATCGAGCGGCAGGCGCTGCAGCTCTTCGGCCGAGAGGTGCAGGCGGTCTAGGGCCTCGACCGCTGGTCCGGTTCCGGCGGCGGCCTGGCTCAGCCGCCGCGTCAGCTGCACGGTGGCTTGCTCGACCTGACCCATCGACACGCCAGCCAGATTGCCTGCCCGCTCCATTACCTGAAGGCTGGCGACCGTCGTGCCCAGCGACTGTGCCATCTTGGCCTGCGCATCGACGGTCTGCAGGCCTGACCGGATCATCGCGACCCCCGCCGCCGCCAGCGCCGCAGTGGCGGCCGCAGCAGCCACCGTCGCTCGGCGGGCAAATGCGGCAACGCGCGCATTCGCCATGTCCATCTCGCGCGACAGCCGCCCGAACCCGCGCGCGCCTGCCTCACCCACGCCCTCCAGCTCGGCGCGCACCTGGCGGCCGCCTTCCGCCACGAGGCGGACGGATACGCGTTTTTCAGCCATCGCGGCGTCCTTCCATCTGTTCGTTCAGTTTGCGCACCATTACCGCCTCGATCTCGGGCAGCAGTTCGGCGGCGATCAGGGTGTTCACGCCCAGCGCCTGTGCGAGCGCGAGGGCCGCGCCCATGTCCCAGCCCAAGACAGCGCCGGGGATCAGGCGCAGCTGGCCGCCAAGGCGACCGACCAGATCCCAGACCTGCCAGCCGTCCTCTGTCTTGGGCTGGTTCAGCCTTCTGGGGCAGTCCGGACACGGCCCCGGGCAGGCCGCGCAGTACCGATCGCCCCCGCCGAAGGACCAGTCGGCGAGGGCGCGGAGACGTTTTTTTCCGCGTCCAGGATCAGGCCGCGCGCGACGTATTGGGTCTGGAAGGCTTCAAAGACGGGCCAGAGTTCCAGAAGGGCGTCGATGCCATCAGGGGAGACGGGGACGATGTTGCCCGCGTCATCGCCGACACCTTCCCAGTCCAGCACCGCGCGGCGGGCCACGGCCTTGGCCATGGCCAGAGCCAGTTCTTCTTGGGAAGCACCATCGGGCAGTCCTTCGATTGCCGCATCGGCGCGGGCCGACACCATCAGGGCGGTGGTCAGGGGCCCCACGAGCAGGCGCAGGCCGGGGGCGAGGTCCAGCCATTGTGGCGTGGCGGTCAGATTCAGACGTATCATCAGTATGCCTCGATATCGTTGATCAGGGTTGCGGTGCACATGCGGGCGGGGCTGGTGGCTTTGGCGGCCTGCCAGTCGAAACTGGCCTGCACGCCCTGCGGACCGGAAATCTCGATGCGCGGGATCGGCAGGTAGACGGCGTGGACGGTGAAGATGAAGCTATCCCCGGAGGGCAGCACATAGGCGAATTCCATCTCACAAGCCTCGCCATTGATCGCCTGTGCCACCAGCGTGCTGTCGGCAAAGCGCACCTCGATCCGGCCGGTCAGTGCAGCCATTGTCGCGTCGGCCCCATCAATGCGACCGTCGCCGCGGATGGTCTCGATCCGGTCGAGGTTGTTGGAATAGGTGATCTCGGCTGAAACGACATTCCCGAGGGCGCTGCCGTTCCGGCTGATCGCGCCATTGAAATGCCCGAACCGCTTAAGGCCCAGTTCCGCAGGCGTGCCCACGCTAGTGGTTGTGGCGACCGTCTCGCCCTGTGCCACCAGCCGCGCCGTGGCCGTCAGCAGCCCCGACCGCTGCACCTGCCATGACAGCTGATCCAGCACGCAGCCGGAATACATCGCAAAGCGCGGCACTTCCGGCATGCCGGTCTCGATCGACAGGCTGGGCAGCGTCCAGTTGCCGGAGGTGAATTCATGGGTGTAGGGGCCCACGCCTGTCGTGGTCGGATCGCCGAACGCCGCCTTGAGCCAGAAGCCGAAGGCCCCGGCGTCGAGCGGCACGACCGCATCGCCATCGGCCGTCACCGCGTCCTTGATCGGGGCCAGCGGGTCGCGGCCATAGCCAAGCAATTCGCTGTTCAGAAGTGGCTGCTCCGATCCCAGCGAGGTGCTGGCAAAGGGCATCTTCGTGAACCCACTGAGCGGCGGGGTGCCGTAAACTGTCTCAAAGCCGAGCGCCATCTGCGCCCGCGCGCCTTGCGCACGTGCCATGGGGGTCTCCTTATTGTAGGGGTGTCAGGCCAGGGGGCCGGTGGTGGTGTAATGCAGGTTGATCGTGATCACCGCCGCCTTCAGGGCCGCTGCGCCCTCGACCGGCAGATCGACCGATGCCGGAGCTTCGGGTTCAACCCAGTCGCATAACCCGCCCAATGTACGATCTGCTTCCAGTGCCGCGCCGATGGAGGCGATCAGGCTGTCGAATGCCGTGGCGCGGCCATTAGGGGCTTGGACGACGACCTCGAGCTCGGCCCGGTGCTGGTAGTGATACCGCAAGGGCGAAAGCGTCACCTCGGGTTCACCCGGCTGGCCGTCGCGCAGTATGATCAGCCCGGCTGCCGGGATCCGCTCGGGCAGCACCTCATCGCGCAGGACGAGTGCGGAAAGTGGCTGCATTCGCGCGAGCAGCGCTGCGAGGACGGTTTCGCGGGCGGTGGGCATGGGGTACTATCATCCATCCATATCAAGGTAAGCAGATCGCCATGTCCCGAATCAAACTCTCGATGCCACTCCCGCCTGAGCTAACGGATTGGCTGGGCGATGTGTTTCCAGCCTGGCTTCAACTGCCGCAAGAAGTCTTTTACAAAATGATCCCGTTCAACGCGGCTGAATCCCCAATCCAAATTCAATATTCAGAACACGCAGCAGAAATTGGCCGATCCCATATTTTTGCAAATCTGAATGTTTTTCTGACCCTTATTTCTGAGGGGCGGGTTTGTGTGGATCCTGATTCCACCCTGACCTCTGATAGCCTTGAATTGCTTTTGAAGGCGACGCATTGGCCGAATTATGACTACGAGCTGATCAAGAGGCTGTCACGGCCTCTCCACGAAGGTATCATCGGCCCCTTGGATTTCTTGAAAGCACTCGCCCTGGAATGTGACCTGATCCAGATTGAAGAGGATCGCATCGAAATTCGTGACAACGGGCTTCGAATGCTTAAGAACCAGACCGATGTTGCTCTTGTTCGGCGTGTGTTCGAGGCGATTTTTTCCAAAGTGAATCCACGCAATCTGACGAAACTGGCGCATCCATGGGTGCAAGAACAGAGTGGCATTATGCTCTGGGCGCTGTCGATTACGGCAGACAAACCTCGCAGTGCAAAAGAACTGACCAGATATTGTTTTGTTCCCCCACAGCAATTCTTCGATCATCGACTGAGCACTCTCGACATTTATACGCGTGCCGTTTTTCTCGCCCCGCTTACTTGGCTGGGGTTGCTGGAAACGCAAACCGTCGAGGCAAGCGATGCGAATGTTCAGGGTTTGTTGTACAAGAAAACAGCCCTGTTCGATCAATTCATCCAGTTTGATTTTGAACGTTTGCAGCCAGTGGAACGCGCCAACTGAAAGCCTGTTCTCAAGCGTTCATAAACAAACAGGCGGTGGTCAGAGCCTCTGACCGCCCCAATTTGCCACGATCAGCCCCGGCACGCCATCCACTGCCCGCTCTGCGTCCCGCGCCAGATCCAGCCGCTTGCGCAGCTTCACCTGCGGCACCAGCAGGAAGATCGGCGCTGTGACTTTGCCGCGCCCAGTTTTCGAGCGCGACACCACGGCCTGACCCTTGGTGTTCAACCGCCCCTCTGCCACCAGCAGGCTCGGCGCTCGGCGCCGGTAGATGAACCGCAGGCGCAAACCGGTGCGGCGTTCCCATTCGCCGGGGGTGATCCGACCGCCGCGCGTGGATTTGCCTGCGGCGGGCAGCGGGATCGCCAGCCAGAACCCATTCTTTGAGCGGATCAGTGGCCCGGTGGTAAGCATCCGGCGAGGGACGCGGTCAAGCTGCGTTGACAGCTTCCTGCCCGAGCTTCCAGTTCCATGGGAGCAATTCGGGCAAGCGTGACATGGTGATGTCTGGCAGGCGCGCCAGGACATCTG